TTGCATGGTGCCGGGTGCCTCCCGGTGAGTTCAGTATCAGCACCTGAACCCGCACAGAAAGGATAAGGGTCGGTGACAAAACACCAGTTGCTGATTGCCCCTCCGCTTAGGGGGATTCACCATGCCAGTTTCTTTTAACAAACTCCCCGCAAACCAGACAACAGTCAACCGCCTGAATTGTGAGGCATTTAAAAATTTCAACGGGTAACTGATACCCTGCTAATCGCCTGATGCTTTCTTTTTCAGCAACGGGAAAGCAACAACCACCACACCCGCCACCAGCACACCGTCAGCCAGCACTGACATTATCCGGCTGCTGAAGTCCACCATCACCACCAGAAACAGCAGGAGCGCAACCACAGCCAGACGCATTTTTACCGTCACAGATGATTCTCCAGACGAAGGCCCAGGACACCGGCAATCTCTTCCAGCACCTTGCGCTCTTCCGGCTCTATTTCGCCGTCTGCTTCGGCAATGGCCACCGCCACATCCAGCACGTCTTCCGCTTCACGCGTATCGTGTTTCACATCCTCGATCTCACGTAACGCCGCTCGACGACCAATTTTAAAGTTCGTATCCAGCTGACCGATAATGGTTGCGCTAATCGCATTAATTTCTGACGTAAACGCGGACAACGCAGGCTGGTTACGCAAGACCTGCTCGATCTTCGCTTTCTCTGAAGCCTCACATTCACCATCTGCATAGGCCACCAGATAGGCAGCATTAATAACCGCCTGTGCCAGATCACGTTTCTCAAACTTTTTAATTTCCACTGCCGCTCGGCGGGCTTTTTTACCAAAAATACCAAACATCGTGACGTTCCTTTGGGTGGGTGAGCCAACGCCCGGGAGCGATCTGCCCACAGAGAAAGTCACACTGACCACTCCGTAAGCTCACCCCCGAAAGGCTCTGTGGTTGATATGCGCCGGGCGTGGCGCAGATACAAAAAAAGCCCGCCGAAGCGAGCCTGATAATAAATCTGGAGCGGGTAGCGGGAATCGAACCACGATAAGAAGGTTAACAGCCTTCCGTAATGACCTTTATACGACTGACCCAAATAAAAAAAGCCACCGTTGCAACTTAAGAGTCACTAACGGCAGCTTACCCTCTAATTATGGCTAAATGGCTAATTGCATGTCAAGGCTTTTAACAGCAACATGCTTAACTTTCTCAACACGTTTACGCATTTTGAAAGCATTTTGCATTGGTTGGTACAAAACAAATAATGACGCTTTCAGGATATCGTCAATTTCGTTTCTACAGGTTGCCAGTGAAGGTTTTCTCCATCCCTCGCCACCGCGTCCACACATCTTGCGTGGCTTTGCAGTCGCGTGATAGTAGGATGCAATTGCTCTCTTAGATGAACCATGAGCGTAGTAGCTGAGGAGGATGCCAAAGGCTTTCTTGTCAATGTACATGACGGAATCGACGACCTGAGAAATCAACATTCCATCATCATCATTACACATTGGTCTTGTCATAACTCTTCCCGGCTCTACGCTCTCCATGAACTTCGCTATTACGCTGCTCATGCGCTTTTCCAGACGACCTGAATAAACCCATGCGCCCCACAGTTCAAGCCAGCCATTCAGCCAATCGTGCTGTTCTTTGGTGAGGTTTAGTTCTCTTATGCCCATGCGACTTCTCCCTTGTTATCTGGAATGGTTTTTACTGAGAGCGTCATGCGGCCTCACTTCTGCTGTTTCGCAGGTCTTTGAGTTTCTGTTGGTACTCTGCCTTGATGGCCCTGCACTCTTCGACAGTCCAGCGATGGCGGTTATGGTTTGATTCGATTTCATCTACTGCTTCCTGCCCGATGCGGCTAATCAGTTCGACGCGATACGGAACGAGATTTCCGCTTTTGTGCTGGTTGCACACCACGCATTGCTTGTGAATATTGCGTTCATCAAATCGGAGTTGAGGTGCCGCAGCAGTTGTCCGGTAATGTCCGGCATCCCACTGAGCAGACGTGAGCGTTCCGCACGAGATACATGGTAAGTCGCGGTCTCTTTCTCTGATGAAGGCGTTTACGGCTTGTTGGGCTTGTTTAATCCAGTAACTGCGGGGCTTTAAGGCGAGTTTTCGAATCTTCAGTTTATCTTTCTGTTTCTGCTCCTCTCGTCGTCGTTTCTTCTCTGCTGCTTTTTCCGCTTTTTCGCGTTCTTTACTTCGTCGTTCGAGTGCTAATTGAGTTCCGTGTTCCGGGCAGCACCACCACTGATTTGAGAATGCCGGGTGAAACCATTCTTTGCATATTTTGCATTTCCTTCGCGCTGGTTTAGCCATTAAGCAGCCTCCCCTGTTACTTTCAGCATTCCGTTATCGAGCAGCTTTCTGGTCAGCCACTGTTGACCACGCCCGGTGATTTTTGTGGTGAACGATATCTGTATTCCGTGATTTGTGTTGACCGCTGTTTCTTTCACTGTGAAATAGCCGCGCTCCATATATTCCTGCATTGGCACATTGCGCCGGGCACCTGAAGCAATAAGGATTTTGTGATCGCGCATCCACGCAAACAGTTTGTTTGGACCAATTCCAACAACCTTTGCATAGTTTCCAATCAAAATTCCGCTGGCCTCGCCAACTCGATCGGCAAACTCAACTTTAGGTGCGGCAATTGCGAGCTGGTTTTCCAGTTGCATTTTCTGCTCAGCAAGATCAGCAGCAAGGCGCAACGCTTCTGGTAGCGTTTTGGGGATATTAACCGCAGTTTCTTCAAGCTCTCGCCAACGGTCAACAAGACGAGCGGTGAATTCCGGCGACAATTGGGCGACGACAATAATGCTGTCTCGCTTACCTTGTTCGCCTTCGAAGACGTAAGCCTCGACACTACGGCGCAGTCCTAAGTTATTGATTTTTTCGAAAACCTGCAATGCAGGAAGTTGAATAACTCCAGATTTAGCCAGGCGCTCTATTGATATTTTTACGTTATCTGGACGACTCCCCACCAACTCAGCGATTTCAATGCTGGTCATTTTGATGATGCTGCTATTTATCAGCTCATTCATTGTCATGTCCTCTCATATTGAAAATTCAGCAATAAAAAACCCAGCCGAAGCTGGGTTTGTTAAGTTGTCAATTGTCAGTAGCGATGCAGTGAAGGCGGCAACTCTTTGTTCTTAAGCCTTTCCCATGCCAGAAGGTTCGTCGGCCCGTCAGGCTCATAAATATCTATATCCCGCGTGTGATTAATTAAAACGCCCCTCGCCCTCCCGATGGTATACGAGAACTCATAGCCGTAGTCGTGGCATATGCCGGAATAGCCAGACTGAATCAGTTTTAATGCGGGATACAACTCACGGAACAATGCCTGTGAGCGGTTGGCATAATCCCATAGCCATACAAGGCTGTTTGCTTCTTTTGCGGAAAGTCCGTTGAGCTTCTTCTCTTGTTTGCCAGTATTTTTCTCGCACTGGCTGAAATAGCAGTCTTCCAGTTTTTCGAACACTTCCCACGCCTGATCAGTTTCGAGCATTTTTGCGTGACGGGCTGCGCCTCGTTCTGTCCAGAGGATGAGGGAGCGAACATTGCGGGCGATTTTCACAGAGTAACTTTCTGTTACCTCGCGGCTAACAGACTCGCTTAAAGATAGTCTGTGCTTGAACTCACGTAGTTCATTCCCTTCCAACTTAAAGAAATGTTTTCCCTGTACAAATCGCGCAGAGTTACGGGAAAAATTCATTTTTATATTGACTGTTTCAGTGCCATACAATTGCGCCAATAATTCTGTAGTAATTACGGGGATCTGGTTGTAGGCAATTGGGGAAAGAGTTTCAACGGAAATTTGAGTCGCCATGACAACGCCCTCTGGTTGATGAATTTAACTATCACCACCGTCAGGTGCAAATCTTTGGGTGGTGAGACGTACAGGGTTTGCACTACCGGATCAACCAACCGGCGAGCCTTTCGGCTCCCCCATACGCCCCACCATAATTCAGATGTGCGTGTGCTTACGACAACAAAAAACACGCTCGCGGCGTGTGTCTGTCGCGGTTGAATATCCGGGG